CTTGTCGACAAGGAAGCGCTGCACGAGAAGATGCGCACCCATGTAGAAGCGTACGCTAATAGGATGCTGAGACTCAATCTAGGCAAAGTCAAAGAAGCATATCAGAAATCAATTAGTGGCGAGAGCCCTGCATCCAGGGTTACATTTGAAGAAGCCCAAGACGCCCTGTCCTCTGCCAACGATCTCCAAGAGCTTATTAAAGACTGGACACGGCGAGCAAGCTAACGAGCAAGATGAGTTATCACCTAGCAGGGATAATTCCGGTGGCTGGCCAGCCATTGGATTTTAATATGCCATGGCATGATTGTATGATGCCAATTGGAAAAGACTATCTAGCGATCGAAAGATCAGTTGTCGAATGCGCGAATGCAGGGTGTGAAACAATATGGATTGTATGCAGAAAGGATATGCAGCCATTAATAAGGCATCGATTGGGAGACTATGTACAAGACCCTGCTTGGGTTTTGAGAAGCTACGAATATAATAAAAGCGATCACAAACGACCGATACCCATATATTATGTTCCATTACATTTGAATGATATTAACAAAAGAGAATGCTTGCCATGGAGCATCCTACACGGAGCATACATATCCAGAAAGATATCTAGCTCAATGAGCAAGTGGCTGACACCTGATAAATACTATGTTTCGTTCCCACATGGAGTATATTTTCCAACTGAAATTAGAAAGTATAGGAATGATATTTCATCAAATAGTCCGTTTTATCTTGCTTACAACGGAACTACTATCAAGCAAGGAGGGCTGCTTGGCTTCACGTTCACTTACGACGATTATCACAACATAAAAGATTACATGAAAAATAGATGTTACCAGCTTAACAAGCCAATAAAAGTTTTTACATTTGAAGAGAGTTACAGCTATTTACCTAACGAGGACGAGGTTGTAAAAGAACTAGAAACATATTATAAAATTGACTCGTGGCAAGATTATTGTGAATTTCTAGCCGAATCAGGTCAACGCTTCAAAAAGCCCTCAAAATTAATTTTAAATTATCATGAATGGAATGGGATAGGTATTAATGAATAAAGAATTTACCAAGTTGGTAAGAGAGATATTGATTGAAATAATTGAGCAGAGGTCTATAGTGGAGCTAGATGAACCGCCCCGAAATCCAGAAGATGCTTATGGCGATGAGTTGATTACCGATGACGCGTTTGAAGACTTTATGCAGTTCATTGATGGCCTACCAAAAGAAATGCAAATTGAATTAATTACACAGTATCAAAATCAGCTTAAGCAGCAATTAGAAGACGATGCTTCTATGTCTAGCGAATATGATTGATTGCTGATAATATGTAACTATATTTAAGTCAACTACAGGAGAAAACATTGGAGCGAATTAAACCAAGTATTCCGTTTGTTGGCCTTCACGCGCATAGCGTGGCGGGATCCCCCTTTGATGGTTTTGGATACCCACAAGAACATATGGATTTTGCTTATAGCAATGGCGCGGGCGCCCTCGCCCTTACAGATCATGGCAACATGAATGGACTATCGTACCAGATTCTTCATGCGAAGAAGATGAAGACCGAAGGTAGAGACTTCAAGCCAATTTTTGGCGTCGAGGCATATTTTATACCCTCTGTGAAAGAGTGGAAAAAAGAATACGATAAAGCGAAGCAGGACAAAAAGCAAGCCAAGAAGCTAGAAAGCAAGACTGGAAAGTTCTCTTCTGAGGATGAAGCCGCATCAAAGCGCAAGAGCAGCAAATTAAGAGCACGACGCCATTTGGTTATGTTGGCGCAAAACCAGACTGGGTTGAATAATATATATAAAATGATTTCGGAGTCGCACCAAGGCGATAACTTTTATCGCTATCCTCGTGTTGACTATGAGCTGTTGGAGAAGTATAATGAGGGAGTTATTGTTTCGTCTGCTTGCCTTGGTGGCGTGTACGCAGGTAACTATTGGGATAACCTTGACGCTGGTCCTGACGCTATTTTAGATGCCATGCGCCTGACAACTGAGCGAATGGTTGGTATCTTCGGTGATCGTTGGTACGGAGAGCTGCAATGGAATAATGTTCCAGCGCAACATGAATTGAACAATTATGTGATTCGTATGCATCACGAATATGGAATTGATCTTATCTCTACAGCCGACAGCCACTATCCCACACCTGATGCTTGGACATCACGCGAGCTTTACAAGCGCTTGGGATTCTTAGGTCGACCGAACAAGCCGGAATGGATGACAGAAGAGCTTCCAATCGATGTTGACGAGATTGGATATGAGCTGTATCCCAAGAATGGTGATCAGATGTGGGAGTCATACAAGAAATACGCTTCAGAATGTGGGTATGAATATGACGATGACATGGTTTATGATTCGTTGACTACAACTCACTATATTGCCCACGAGCGCATTGAGGATTTTATGCCAGATGACACTGTGCGCCTTCCAGGTTTCGTTGTCCCCGAAGGACAGACGGCTACCGGGGCACTAACGTTGACTTGCATCGAATCACTAAAAGCCTTGAACCTCCATGAAGATGACGAATACGTTGACCGTCTTAAATTCGAATTAGAGGTGATTGACAACCGGGGATTCAGCAAATACTTTCTCACTATGAAGGCAATTGCAGACAAAGCGAATGACCACATGCTTTCTGGCCCTGGCCGTGGCTCTGCTGCAGGGTCTCTTGTAGCCTATGTACTGGGAATAACTCAAGTTGACCCTATTCGTCATGGGTTGCTGTTTAGCCGCTTTCTTCGTGCTGACGCCACTGATTATCCGGATATTGATTATGATGTGAGTGACGCTTTCGGCCTGAAGGAGATTCTGGCAGAAGAATGGGGAGACACAACGGTTGTGCCTATTTCTAATTTCAACACTTTACAGCTGCGCTCCTTGATTAAGGATGTCGGTAAATTCTACAATGTACCGTTTGCAGAAGTAAACTCCGTCACCAGCCGAATGGTCAAGGAAGCTACACCGAAAGCAAAAGAGAAGAATGGAATCAAAGCAGGCATGTACGTTCCCACATTTGAAGAGGTGATGGATTATTCTGAATCACTTCAGAGTTTCTTGCGCAAATACCCCAACATTAAAACTCACGTAGAGACGCTTTATGGGCAGGTTCGGTCTGTTAGTCGTCATGCCGGCGGCGTGGTGATTGGCGAGGATTTAGATAAGCATATGCCTCTGATATGTTCGGCAGGGGTCGTCCAGACTCCTTGGTCAGAGGGCCAGAACGTAAGACACCTAGAGCCGCTTGGTTTTATTAAATTTGATTTGCTTGGGCTTTCGACCTTGGAAATGATCGAGTCTGCTGTGGGACATATCTTAAATAAGCATCACGGTATCAAGAATCCGACGTTTGAAGAGATTAGGAACTATTACAAAGAGAACTTACATCCTGATACGATTGATCTAAACGATCAAGAAGTATATAACAACATCTTTCACAAAGGCAAGTTTGTAGGAGTATTTCAGTTCACCAACAGCGGGGCCCAGAAGCTAGCTATGAAGGCTAAGCCTAATAACATAATTGATATTTCTGCTATTACCTCTATCTATCGTCCTGGTCCGCTTAGTGCCAATGTTGATAAACAATATGTAAAAGCCAAGAACAACCCGGCAGGTATCAGCTACATAAACGACATTGTTGAAGAGGTTACAAGTGAAACCGCTGGATTTCTTATCTTTCAGGAGCAGATTGCACTCTTGGCACACAAGCTGGGTAAAGACATAACCCTAGACGAGGGCAATAAATTAAGAAAGTTGTTGACTAAAAAAGGAGCAGGCGAAAATGCAAGACAAAAAAACAACATACAGAAGAAATTCATATCGGGCTGCAAGGATAAGGAGATTGATGAGGCAACAGCCAATCAGCTCTGGCAAACATTTGAGTATTTTAGTGGTTACGGGTTTAACAAGTCTCATGCTGTCGCTTATAGCATACTATCTTATCAGTGTGCATGGCTTTTAAACTACTATCCCGAATGTTGGGTCGCAGCCTTCTTGGACAAGGAGCCGGAATCTAGAAAGGAAGCCGCAATATCTTTAGCCAAGAAGCATGGTTTTGATATCAGGACAGTAAACGTCAATGAATCTGGATCACAATGGGAAGTAGAAGGGAATGTATTGATCCAGCCTTTAAACTCTATTAAAGGCTTAGGTGATAAAGCTATTGAGCAGATTATGATGCATCGTCCTTTTAACACGATTGAAGATCTCCTCTTCAGCGAAGAAATAGTTTATTCGAAACTTAACAAGAAGTCTCTAGGGTCATTAGCACTATCCGGCGCACTGGATTGTTTAATGGATGATCGCTTTAACAATCGAAAGCATTTTTGGGCTTCGTGCGTTGAAGACCGGCCTAAAAATAAGAAAAAACTAGCTGAGAATATCGAAGCATATGAAACGCTAGAAGAATTTACGAAACAAGAAAGAGCAAATCATATTTGCAATCTAACCGGGCTGTTCCCATTTGATTTGGTCATGACTGAAACTACCACAGATCGCCTTACTGCAAATATGATACCGCCGCTAGGTTCATGGGACAAGGACTTAGGAGTAGCATGGTTCATTCCCAGAGAAGTGATTAAAAGAAAGACCAAAAACGGAAAAGACTTTTGGGTTATCAAGACTATTGATAGTACGTCCACTACTCTTGAAATACGTTGTTGGGGGGTGACTGCATATGACAGGATCAATATTAACACGCCTTATATTGCCAAGCTGGATCATAATGATAGCTGGGGGTTTTCAACACGTTCTATAGGAAAAAACTTCCGTAAAGTTTAAAATAAACAAGATGGTTGTTATATTATCTGTATGAGTAGTATTAAAAGAAAGATTGCGCGTAATCAAACAAAGCGCACTAAAAAGAAAATGACTAAAAAATTATCGTCAATGACGAATTTGCCCGAAGCATGCTTAGCTTGCAGCGAACCTTTCGACAAGACATCCAAAGAACACGCGAAGACTTGGTTTGTTGTTCATCGAAAAAACCAAAACCAGCCAAACTTATATTGTCCCGAGTGTTGGAACAAAGCTAACGAAATCATCGAGGACTTCAAAAAAAAGAAACTAAAAGAACTACAGGAGAGAACAAATGATAATTGAATATGCCACCATGGGCCTAAAGGTGAAAGCACCTACAAGAAGCAACCCTTCTGATGCCGGCTTGGATATATATGCTCACCTCGATGACCCCGTGTCCATCGCCCCCGGAACAAACAAAATGATTCCTACGGGATTGAAATTTGGAATTCCTCATGGATACATGCTGCAAGTATGTAATAGGTCCAGCATGGGAGCTAAGCGCTCTTTGGTAGTCGGCGCGCATATTATTGATTCTGGATATGACGGAGAGGTATTTATAGACCTACATAATATTGGGAAAGAAGAGCAATCTATTTTCGCCGGCGATAAGATCGCTCAATTGATTTTGGTGCCTGTGGTCCATTTTCGCGCCCGCCGAACAAATACCACCAATCTATATGGTGGCCAAAACATTACTATAAGCGAGCGAGGAGACGGCGCCCTTGGAAGCACGGATAGGGAGAAAGAAGTGCATCCGTTACATAACATGCCATCAGGGTTTTAGATGAAAGATCAGGTTGACCATCCCGATCATTACAATGTTGGCAACATAGAGACAATCGACTATATCGAATCTCTTGGGATGTCAGAAGGCTTTTGCGCCGGCAATGCAATAAAGTATATATCTCGATATAAATTTAAAAATAGCCCTCTGCAAGATTTGAAAAAAGCTAAATGGTATTTGGAATACCTTATAAAAAAGTTAGAATCAGAACAATAGGATATATATGTGGCGAACAGGATCAGGAAAAGAGATAGAGTTTAAAGATATAATAAAGATTGTGCAGGAACACTCTGAATCCAATGGTAGGGTTTATATCGGGAGCGATAGTTTTCTTCGTAAGAAGCAATGTATATTCTCGACTGCTATTTGTTTGTGCAAGGGTGACGAACAAGTAGGCGGCCGTTATTTTATAAAGAAAACTAAATTTAAAGCATCGGAATTCAAACCTCTGGTTCGCCGCATAACAGCCGAGGTAGAAAACTCAATAGACGTGGGGATGAGAATTTTAAATCATTGTCCCCAAATAAGCATAGAATTACACTTGGATGTTAGCGAATCCGACAAAAATCATAAAACTAGTAAGATGTCAGAGATGTTGGTTGGGTATGCTAGAGGAAGCGGGTTCGAATGCAAAGTCAAGCCCCAGGCCTTCGCAGCTTCGTCTGTCGCTGACAAACATTCTAAATAAAGGAGAAGGATAATGCAAGAAGCGCTTTCGTATGATGATGTGTTGCTGGTGCCACAAGCTAGTTCGATAAACAGCAGGTCACAAGTTGATATTGGCAACGAGCTGGGTCCACAAATTAACTTGGCTATTCCTATAATATCAAGCCCAATGGATACTATAACCGAAGCTGACATGGCCTCTGCGATGACAGCTTGTGGGGGTATGGGCGTGGTCCACAGATACAACACTTTAGAAGAGCAGGTGCAGATTGTTGCCAAAGCCAAGTTTCAGAATGAGGCTGCACCAATTGGAGCAGCTATAGGTATGACCGGTGACTTTTTAGAACGAGCTTTGGCCTGTCGCGCAGCTGGCGCGAGCGTCATATGTGTTGATGTAGCACACGGTCACCACACCATGATGAAAGAGTGTTTGAAAACCCTCCGTCGTTATCTGAGAGCAGAGACACACATTATGGCAGGCAACGTCGCGACGCTAGAAGCGTTCGACTGTCTGGCTTCATGGGGTGCGGACTCAATTCGCGTAGGCATTGGGGGCGGGTCTATCTGCTCTACCAGACTAGTGACCGGCCATGGCATACCAACTCTTCAGAGTGTGATGGATTGTGCCAAGAGCGAACATGACGTCAAAATTATTGCTGATGGCGGCTTGAAGACTTCCGGAGATATAGTTAAGGCTCTGGCTGCTGGCGCAGACTTTGTTATGTTGGGCTCTATGCTTGCAGGCACTTCGGAGACGCCAGGAGAAGTCATGGTAAATAAGTCTGGCAACAGCTATAAGGTCTATAGGGGTATGGCTTCTCGTACCGCGCAGGATTCTTGGAGAAACAAGTCATCTTCTCCAGAAGGCATTTCTACCACAGTACCGTTCAAGGGTGGTGTTATTGACGTGCTGTCTGATATCGCCGGCGGCATAAGAAGTGGTTTGTCCTATAGCGGCGCCGAAAACCTATCTCAGTTTCGCGCCCGGGCAAAGTTTGTACGACAAACCGCCGCAGGCCAAGCGGAAAGCAATACACATATCTTGAGTCGCAACAAGTAGTAATGAGTATTGACGACATAGTAACTTACGGCTTTATATATCTTTTAGCATATGCGTGTGTCATAGGGATTGTACATGCTGGTATGCACTGGAGAATATCTAATATTATTAAATATTTAAAATACAGGAAAGACGACGATGCCTAAAATAAGAAATCGCAAGAAGTTTATGTTTTACGATACGGAAAAACGCCAAGCCGACTTTAGGATAAAATTAAAAAACGAGGGAATGAATCAATCTCAGTTCTTTCGTGCTATGATAACAGGTTATCTAGCTAATGATGACAATATCAACGAATATCTCGATAGATACAAAGAGAAAGAGAACATACAAAGCAAGTCACGACGCAAAATCTTAAAAAGAGAAAACTCAAATGAAAACTTGGCCACCCAGGCGTTTGGCATAAATGAAGACGAGATAGAAAACATTTTTGATCTTATTGAAGAGGAGCACCCTGATTTATGAAATGCCTAGAGAAATGTAAAAAGAAAGATACGCCATGCAGCAAACAAGAATGTCGTCACTGGATTGACTATAAAGAAGACTACAATTGCGTACTGCAGTCTATAGACTGTCATGGCGCAATGACCTTGAGAGAGATAGCTGATCGCTTAGGCTTGAGTTTTGTGCGCGTTCAGCAGATAGAAAAGGCCGCATTAAAAAAAATGCGGAGAAATGCTAGAAAGCACTCTATTTATAATGAGTAAAAAATGCTTTTAAAAGCAGAAAATACTATTTAATTATGTGAGCTTTGTAGCTATATTTTTTGAGGGAGTAATTCAATGAGTAAAAAGAACACATTGCTGGAAGAGAACACTGTCCGTCGCTTTATGAAACTGGCCAATATTGGTGGCCTTACTGACGGTCATGTTGACAAACGCAACAAGAGACTTGATGAGATGGGGATGTACGACGAAGACCTTTATGAGGCAGAGGAAGACGATCCCGCCACCGCTGCTCCAGAGGAGGAGGAGCCTCTTGATGCCGCAGCACCCGAAGGCGAAGAATTACCTCCCGAAGGCGAAGAGTTGCCTCCCGAAGGCGAAGATGTCGAACTCGGTGGAGACGAACTCGGTGGAGATGAGATGGACGCAGACCCCGGCGCCGAAGGCGGTGGTGATGCAGCAACATCCATTGTTGATGCTACTGTTGCTGGTCTAGAAAAGGGACTTAAGGCCGCAGGTATCTTGGGTGACGATGACTCTCTGACTACCAGTTCGGATGATGAAGGCGGCGAAGAGATGGCTGACCTTGAGGGCGGCGAGGACATGGGCGATCTTGAAGAGCCGATGCCCGGTGAGGAAGAGGAAGCAGCCATGGCGCCCTCTCCCGAGATGGATGCCGGCGAGGAGCCACCTCCCGAAGATCTAGAAGATCCCGAAGCTATGAACGAGCGCGCTCTCAACGAGATTGCCCGACGCGTCGCCGTTCGGCTCCTACAGCGACGAATTCGCAAGTAGCAGCAGCACAACGAACGAGGCCGGTGGCGACACCGGCCTTTTTTTATGGAGTAATTATGGAAGTATCGCTGTTAACCGCAGCCTTTCTCTTTTTTTCTGGAGCGGTATGCTACAGAGTTCTTGCAGGGTTGATGGGTTTATTAAAATCCACTTACTTTTTAGAGAATACTTTAAAAATATCGCTAGATGTTCTCTTTCGCGTTAATGAAAGTATAGAGAGAAGCACTGAATTTAAATATGAGGGCTTGGTAAGCTCCGGAGCATGCACAGAAGAAGAGCTAATACAGCTTAAGCGATTGGACGAGATCACTCTTAGAGAGTGGAGGGACAGTTCGATTAAGAATCTTGGCCAAGCTCTACCAGGAAACCTACAGAGAGTTTTTAAATGCGAAACGTGGCGCGAAGCCGATAAACTATACAACACAAAGAGGTAACATGTATCACACCAAACATACAAGCTTGAATGAAGCCCCGGAGAAGGGTTCCGAAGAAATCTCAGAAGATGAGCAGATGGCTATTCTTGAAATGCTAAAGCCAACTCCTAGAATAATTACTCTTTACGGAGAGATCGAAGAAGAGAAGTGCGCGGACGCAGTAATAGCTTTAGAGCTGTTGAAGGAAAAAAATACAATAAACGAAGAGGGCGAGACTATTACAGATCCAATTAAGTTTTATGTTTCCACTTTTGGCGGGTCTGCAGCGGACATGTTTGCCGTATACGATGCCATGCGCATGGCCGAAGAGAAGTGTGAAATTCATACGTATGGCATGGGAAAGGTCATGTCTGCTGGCGTCTTGTTACTAGCCGCTGGAACAAAGGGCCAACGCCGAATCGGTGCTAACTGCCGTGTTATGTTACACAGTGTTCTAGCCGGCCATCACGGTTCCGTACATGATCTCGAAAATGAAGTACAGGAAGTAAAATTTACGCAAAAGCTATGGTCAAAGGCCTTGTTAAAAGAGACGAATATGTCTGAAGCTTATTTAAAGCGCTTGATGAAGAAGAAAGTTAACGTGTATTTTGATGCCGAGAAGGCCGTTGAACTAGGCATTGCCGACATAATCATATAGAGTAAGAGAAGGATGAAAAGTATCATAATTAATTATTATAATAGAAGGTCGGCCAAGAAATATGGCTGGGAACCTAATTGGTTCGCTGCGATAAACTTCGACGCGCGCCTGACAAAGCAGGTAAAAGATTTTCAGGCAGAGTGTGGCTTAAAGCAAGACGGCATGGTTGGGCCCATGACTTATCGTCGCATTTCCGCTCTTAGAGAAGCGCAGGAAGAGTTAGTTGACAACTCTCTACTGATAAACGGTTCGTACGTGCCAATTAAGTGGGATAAAGTTAAAATAGATCTATTAGAAGATAAATGTTATAAAAAAACTCGCTCCCGACGCAAACCAAAAAAAATTGTAACTCACTGGGACGTATGTTTATCAGCCGATTCTTGTCGAAAAGTATTACAAAAAAGAGGTATATCAACACATTTTGTAATTGATAACGACGGGACCATTGTTCAGTTGGTAGACACTAACGACATTGCGTGGCACGCACGAGGCGCCAATAACTTTTCTATTGGGATTGATTTGAGCAATGGTTATTATACCAAGTATCAACGTGTTTATGAAAAGAGAGGCCATGGCTCAAGACCTGTGATCACATCGCAATGTCATGGCCGCACCCTAGGTCCTCATTTGGGCTACTATCCTATACAGATTAAAGCTTACAAAGCCTTAGTCGACTTTCTGAGTAAGCAGTACAACATTCCTTTAGAATGCCCGCGCAACGATGACGGATCGCTCTTGACCACTGTGTGTCCCGAGGCGCAATCTGATAATTATAGAGGAGTTATATGTCACTATCATCTAACAAAAAAGAAAATTGACACCGCAGGTCTCGAACTTGTTGCTATTTTGGGAGATTTGCACTAATTATAGTTATGGATAGAGATGTTATTGAAAAGGCAATAGGCCGCCAGTACGAACAAAGTAAGCTGTCTTTCCAGCAACTCATGGAAATGGTTGAAAAGCAGTATGATCAGTTCATGGAACATCGAGAGCTGTTTGAAAAAAACCTGCCTGCAAAGCCACCGACTGATGTCGGAGGCGAAAAAGACATTACGCTTCATCTCCCAATTATTAGACTATCGGAGAAAGAGTGGGGCAAGGAAGGCACAAGAGACAGAGAAACAGTACAGAACCTGCTTCAAAAGATTGTAGGCCAAGGTCAGACACTGGCGGAAAAAGTACGCCTAGTAAGTAACTTTGTACAAAGGCCGCCAGAAACTGAAGATATATCTGAGGTATTGTCGCACATTGTATTGCTTGATACTTTGACTAACATCATGGTGCATTTTAATGCATCGGCGGCTGGCTTTACTTTTGAAGGATTCCTTGCGGCCCTCCTAGAAGGCGAACAGGTTCCAGCAGGAACCGCCGGTATTCAAGATATTATTGATAACGACAAGAACCCAGTTAGTTTGAAGCTTCTTACAGAAGCTGGCCCTGCTGCTGTCGAAGGAAGTTATAAGGACCTTTGTGATCACTTTATAGACCCAGGTGGCTTAAAACAGGATCCTGGCAGCGATCAATATTTGGGTCGCGCCGGCGCAGAAGGGGGTATGACCTATGTCGTTGCTCTCAAGAGTTTCCGAGAGAAGACGGCCCAAGCTGCCTTAACCGGCGATGAGGCTCAAACAATTAGATTTTATCAATTTGAGTTTGATGCAGAGAATTTTCTTGATGCTATGCGTTCGAACTCTCACAACGCTAGGCTTCTATTGTTGCCTGCTGACCTTCCGGATGATCCAAGTGATGACCCTCCATCGACGTCAGTTGGCATTGGTACTGATGAGTTCAATGTCGAAGAATTCATTATGACTAACTTCACCCAAGAAGACTATGAATCGCTAAAAGTTGATTATAAAAATAAATTAAAGATTTTAGCAATGAAATACGATACGGATTATGCTAGAGAGCTTTTTTCGAAGATGGAGATTGTGCCAATCGAGGGTTCAAAAAAACTCAAGTTAGTTTGGAGAGAGACTGGCAAGGAATTTGCCAGACCTAGGACGGATACAAAGAAGCAGCTTCCATGGGAACCACCACACGGATCCGAGCACTTGAGGAATATCGGCCAAACTTCACATGAATCATATTTGGATTATAAAACTTCTGTTCGTAAACTAGAATCGGCCTTAAATGGCCCAGGAGGTGCAGGCGCCTTTTGGAAGCTGATATCACATAGTCTTGGCTATACTGGTGGTGTAAAAGGCGTGACGCAGTTCGAGATCAAGAGAGAGTATTATGAGAGAAAGAGCTTCGACAAAGATGGCCTAGGATTTATTGGCCAGATTCCCGTTGGACGTGCTGCTGTAACTCAGTTGGCAGAAAAGTATGTTGATGTCTTGAACAACCAGATATTCGAGCTTTTTTCAAGAGTCGAGAAGTTGACAAACGAAATCAACGCTTATTTTGTCGGTGGCGACCGAGACCAAGGTCTTGAAGCAGCGAGAACTGCGGGCCAGATCGAGAAGCGCCAAAGAAAATATGTCACTGGGGCAGAAGAAACTTAATATATTTCTTGATTAATGATAAAATGTGATTACATTTTATGAAGAGGTTTGCATGGACATCTTTGCGTTTTCAATATTATCGGTATGCATGTCCATGGTGTGTTTCGGATTGGGCATGTTACTGCAACAAAGCTTATCCAATATACGCGGCGACCTCGCTAATTTAGACTTCAGATTGAATCTGATGGAGAAAGAGCTTAACACACTAAGAGGTCAAAATGTCGGAAAACAGCCCGAAACTAGTAAAGAAGTATTGTCAAGAGAAGAAGCTACGGACCCTGGTCCTGAATGGCGTTAACAAGCTGGCTGATAATGTAGCCAGCACATTGGGCCCAAAAGGCAGGAATGTTATCTTATGTAAGCACGGAGGTTCCCCGGTAATTACCAAAGACGGGGTGACTGTAGCCAGCTTTGTTGAATTCGAAGATCCCTTTGAGAACGTGGGCGCGCAGGTTATCAAGCAGGCTGCATCAGAAACAAACTCAAACGCCGGCGACGGAACAACAACCTCAACCGTTCTAGCCCGGGCCATATTGAATGAAGCGCAACGCTTTTTAGAAACAGGCGCCTCGCCAGTCGAGTTGAAAAGAGGTATTGACAAAGCTGTCGTAGAAATAGAAAAAAATCTAGATCAGCTGGCGACTCCAATTGCTAGTGTGGAAGACATCGAACACATTGCTACAATTTCAGCAAATGGCGATAAGACAATTGGAAAACTAATTTCTACCGCTGTTGATAGCATAGGCAAGGATGGTTCGATAACTGTTGAAGCTGCTAAATCATGTGATACATCCTTAGATATTGTCGAGGGTTTCCGCTTTGATTCAGGATACTTTGCCAACGCGTTTACCACAGATGAGCGACGCGGAGCCGTAGTATATGAGGACTGCCTCATTTTAGTTACAAATCATAAGATTGAGTTTGTTGATGAAATATTGCCTGTTTTAGAGTTGGTCGCTCGTGAGGCGCGCCCATTTATAATTGTAGCAGAAGAGGTGGAAGGTCAAGCGCTCTCTGCTTTGATTATGAACACAGTGAGAGGTACAATGCGAATCGCAGCTGCGAAAGCCCCGCGCTATGGCGAAGAGAGGCATGCCATTATGCAAGATCTTGCTGTGTCTACAGGAGCAACATATGTTACTAGGGACTCTGGAATGACATTAAAAGACATACAACTTAAGCACCTCGGTCGCTGCAAAAAGATCGAGATTCTTAAGAATATGACCACTATTGTTGATGGCAATGGGGATCCTGACAAAATTGACGAGAGGATCGAAACTCTTAAGTCGGAGATTGCTCGCACCGAAGATCTCCACGAAGGCGAGCGCCTGCACGAAAGACTAACGAGATTGTCAAGCGGCGTAGCTGTGATCCGAGTCGGTGGCTCAACTGAAATTGAGATGACCGAGAAGAAGCATCGGATCGAGGACGCCTTAGAAGCCGTCAAATCGGCACAAGAACAAGGAATAGTTCCTGGCGGCGGTACCGCCCTTCTGCGCTGCTCTCAAGACATCCAGCCGGAAACAGAAACAGAAGATGAAGATCTTGGCGTGAAGATAGTAGAGCGTTCAATCAGTGCTCCTCTGAGGCAAATGGCTGAAAATGCTGGTGTTTCTGCTGATCTCGTTGTGGAGCGAGTGTTGACTTCCGACAAAAACCACGGCTGGGATTTTTTCAAATCTGAGTTGGTTAACATGATAGATTCTGGAATTATAGATCCTGTGAAAGTTACCAAGAATGCTTTGAGGAACGCCGCCTCAGTTTCTTCAACTTTATTGACTAGCAACCATGCGATTGTTGAGGCGTCAGACTAGTTAAGGTATCGGAGGAACTAAGCATGTCTGATGAAATTCAGGTTGACTTAATACAGCTAGACGGGAAACTGCAAAGGATGATGGACGGCATTGAAACAGTCAAAGATAGACAGGAAAATATGGCATCGGATATCTTGAAGATTAAAGAGGCTGTATATAATCCAGACGAGGGCTTATATGCTCGCTTACGAGAGTTGGAATCTTGGAAAGAGAACCATTCTAGATTGATGTGGATAGTGATCACTAGTGTGGTTGGTTTATCAACAGCTGCTGTTATTAGTTTTATGTCAAATATCCCTTAAACTAGTATATAAAGTTGCTATATTATTACTATAATTTGGAGGTTGTATGCGAGTGCGCATATCATATGCAGTCGACGCTGATGAGTTGGTCGACGAAATAGCTATGTTGACCAGCAGAGCGTCGAAGATAGCCAACAAAGTTGCCGAGGATACAGAAAGCGTAAATAACACCTTGCATTACAGTGATGCCGATCAAATCGGCCCCGCAGCCTTACAGCGAGTTATCGAGGTAAGGGATGATCTAGTTAAACTAGATTCTTACTTAGCGGACGTGGCTCATCTAATCTTGGGCCAGCAACAAATGTTGTTACGCCAAGCGGCCGAGCATGTTGAGCCAGGATCTGGACATGCCGCCCCTGCAACTGACGAGAATAATATTCATTATGGAGGCGAAGAGCTTGAAGAACTTTTGGAAAGAACAGGAGAAATCTCAGAAGAGATTGCAGAATACCAACAGGATGACGAAGCCTTTTAAAAAAGGCGATTTAGTATATGTACCTTCTGCGGTGTCTTTACAGAAGTGGCCATGGTCTGGCCCCACCAAAGAGCAGCGCAGCCTGGGTCATGTGCCTATACCTGTGAAAATTTATACAACTACCAAACCATCTCATTGCTTGGTAGTGGAGTCTCATTTTGACACGGCACAATCTTGGATTGCCGTTTACCATGAGGGAGCAACGTGGTGGGCAAAAACCAATGACGTATATGAGGCTAAAAATGAAGCTAGTTAGCTTTGTGGAGGTTTACGAGATCTCGCTATTAAATCGCGCAGCTAGTGAAGTAAAGTATGCTTTGCGCGAGGTATTAATCAACCCAGAGCATGTTGTTGCTGTTAGAGATAACCTTGTCTTAAAAGATAAACTTCAAAAAGGATTTTTTCCAGAAGATTTAGATCAGCGCCAAGATTTTGCAAAATTACAACTCAACCTGGGAAGTGGACAGTCTTCGGTGGCAATAAACATTGTGGGAGATCTTCATATGGTTGCCAGTAAATTAATATCCGGAAACGCAGAATGATTGATAAATATATATTATACGTAAAAAAGGGCTGCCCGTTCTGTGTTAGAGCTGTTGCTTTGCTAGAGGAAAAACAAGAGCATTATCAGATAATAGCTCTCGGAGAAGACCAGAGACTCATGAACGAGGTTAAAGCTGCTTTAGACTGGCCTACTTTTCCCGTTGTTTTTTCTGCTTCATCAGAGGAAAAGTCGCTTAAGCTAATCGGTGGGTACACTGATTTGTACCAACATTTTGAGAGTCTAGATGAATAGCGAAAAGATATTTGCGATTGAGCCCAAGGTGGTGAGCAAGATAAGAAAAACTTGTGTCAACCAAAGAGATTTAATGGATTTTGTCCTAGATAATCACTATAAATCGATCGTAGAAATTGATGGCTATACGAAGGGTCTTGTATGTGAAATGCATTCGATGAACTGCAAACTTATTGAAAGTATTGATCGTCTTTTGCGTGATTGCCCTGAAGTACAAAGAGAAGAAAAAGGAAAAAAAGAGCTAATCATGCAAGACACACAGCTCCTTATCTTAGAGACTGCTCTTATGGCCCGCGCGGAGTTAAGTAAGATATTACTGCAACATTGTAATGTTTCTACACATTCTCACTAAAAAAAACAAAAATAATTGAACGAATGTTAATTTCTTCATAATTATATATGAAGGTGTGAATTTAAGTGCGCACCCAACCCCCGGCTCTCATGGAGGAGTGCGATGTCGAATATCGTTAAAGCTAGATATGTCTTTATAGTTTTAGCGCTTTATATGGTATCTTACGTAGCTATTCAGTTTGCCATTACAAATAGTTCATATGATTTTATGACCCCCTTCGATAGTGCCATCCCATTCCTGCCAGAGTGGATATGGGTCTATCATTCAATTATACCCGTCATCTTTTTGACATCTTTTCTCCTTGTCAAAGGACGGCAACTGTTTTTTACAATGATATGGGCGTGTATTGCTGCTACTATTGTTCTTAATCTGTTTTATATATACTTACCATCGTTCTATCCGCGCATTGAATTCGAGGTTGCGACTTTATCAGAGTATTTAGTAGAGCTAACAAGAGCCATAGACAAAGCAAATAATACTTTTCCATCTGGACATGTGACCTTCGCATGGTTGGTATATTATGCCGCTTCCTTTTCTGAATTAGCTGGGAAGTATAGGATAATAAAGCTTGTTTACTTGGTCTGGGCTGCGATGATATCTTTTGCCACACTGACCTTAAAGCAACATTACATAGTTGATGTTGTATCAGGCATTTTTCTTGCGACCTTGTGTTTTTATTCAGCAAGTGTCCTGCTGAATACGTATAGTTTTAAAATAGTAAAAGAAGATGGACATAGCGCCTGATGGACCCAGACGCGCGCTGTTCCTAGTGTTGTTGTTGTTGGCAACACTATTTTTAGATCTTTACATTTTGATTAAAATAGAGTCATGGTGATATGATAATAACTGAAGTTAAAAAACTTAAGAAGAAGTGCAAGCCGGTGAAAAAAATTGATAGCGGCCTGCGCATTGGTGATAAGTTACTAAAACTATTAGAACAACATAAGTCTGGAGTTGGCCTCGCTGCTAATCAAATTGGCATCGACGCCCGCGTATGTGTTGTCAATGTGAGCAAGCCGATAGTTCTTGTGAACCCTACTATTATTGGAAAGTTCGGAAAAATATTCTTTCAAGAGGGTTGTCTATCGTTTCCGGGAGACTATATTTTAACTGAGCGATACGCTAATATAGCTGTCAATGCTGATAATCATGATACGACGTTGTTTTTCTCAGCTGACTCAAATATTTTAGAGTGCGTGTGCGTTCAGCATGAGATTGATCACTTAGATGGTATCGTAATGTACGATAGAGGAGGAGAATATAATGGCGAGCAAATCTTCTAAGAAAAAGGATCCTAGACAGATCAGAAAGAAAACCAGTATTGGTCGTAGTGAGAGGACTAAGACCCATAACAAGGGCGGAGGTCCCCGAGGATCGACTATATCAAAAAATTATAAGAAAAGGTATCGAGGACAGGGTTAGCCCTAGTTATTAATATAATGGAAGAAACACAAGAAAAGTCAGAAGAGCAAGTAGATGGATTGTTTGACAAGGAACAGATGGAAGAAATCCGTGCCAGATATGACATCATGCTTAAGTATTTTCATGACATGACTGCTAAATTACAAAAACTCAAACTAGAGAATGACGAACTTAAAAAGAAACTAGAAGAAACTTCAAAAAAGTAACTTGAGGAAAATATCATGGATGAGCAGCCCTATCTTCAAATTCCCTTGCCTCCACCTGAGTGGTGCGAAGAGCAGCAAAGAGCGAAAGAGCAAAGTGAGAAAGAGGACAAAGAAGTTCTAGACGAGCAGCCACGCGTGATTATTATTGATATATGAATATTTTTGCCATTGCTGGTGACGAAGACACAGGCGAGATAGACTGGATCCAATCCGCGCAAGATCTGGATAACTTGCGAGTTGTAAAGATG